AAAAGGTGACATGAAAGGTGACATGGGTAGAAAGCCAAAGGCATTAACTGCATTGGTGCGTAATATGGTTAACCAAATTGCGCCATTCCCAGTAGGTATTGTAGCAACTAACCATACTTATGCATCACAAGATATGTTTGACCCAGACGACAAGATCTCAGGTGGTCAAGGCTTTATCTATGCATCAAGTATTGTTGTAGCAATGAAGAAACTAAAACTCAAAGAAGATGAGGACGGTAACAAAACTAGCACTGTACAAGGTATTAGAGCCGCTTGTAAAGTTATGAAGTCTAGATACAGCAAACCTTTTGAAGGTGTGCAAATTAAGATTCCATACGAAAGCGGAATGGACCCTTACAGTGGACTGCTTGAAATGTTAGAAGCCAAAGGCATTGTAACTAAAGTAGGTAACAAACTAGAATATGTTAGTCCTGTAACAGGCGAGTCTATTAAAGAATTCAGAAAACAGTGGAATTCAGAAAGACTTCAGGTAATTATTGATGAGTGGAATGATAATCCTATAGCAAATAAACTTGATGTAGGTGACATTGATTCCGACTCTTTCGATAACGACACTGAGGAACTAATAGATGAATCCTGATATATCTTTTTTACATGATCTTTGGGATGGTATAAAAGCCCATATCCCTAAAAAAGATCGTCTTCAAGTTGCCGAAGCAGTAGTCAGAGTATTTGACGAAAATGCTGACATCGGTGCTATAGAAGAAAGCCTTAATGAATTTGATGCGGCAATGAAAACTGCAATGATTGAACATTTTGGCTTTGGTCTAGGGGACGAAGATGAAGATTATGATGACTGGGGATAATACATGAGTACTTACTATAACAAAGTAGTTCAGGACTTAGGCAATATTGTTAATGCCATAGACTATTATGAGAACGAACTGTTAGAAGCAAGATTTGAATGTGGTATAAAAGGTAGCCTGGAGAAATCCAGTGCTGCCTTACCCGGTATTACAGAATACAGGTTCAATCAGTTACAAGAAATCGAAGCAATTCTCGAACATCTAAACATTGCATTACGCAAAGAGCGTAGTTCAGTGTTCCGCAAATACTTTGAAACTTACAACAGACAACTCAGCAGTAGAGATGCTGAAAAGTATGTTGACGGTGAGCAAAGTGTTATAGATCTTACCCATTTATGCAATCAGTTTGCACTATTGCGTAACAAGTATTTGGGTATCATGAAAGGCTTAGACACTAAGCAATGGCAAATAGGTCATATTACTAGATTGCGTACAGCAGGTATGGAAGACATAGTTATAGACTAACGTAAGTCATTGAAAAATATAGTTTAAATTCGCTTGACTTTCCCACACTTATTTTGTATAATATACACATAGTAAGGAGAAACAGATGGGATTATTAGTAGGAACAGCATTTGCAATTTGGGTAGTTTACTCATTCAGCAATTCTACTGCTAATAGTGACAGCCCTGTTGCTTTTGTACTAGGTGTAGTATTTGTTCTTTGGTTAGTTAGTTCACTTTTTTAGGTTGACACACTACCAATTAGAATGTATAATACACTTATTGTTTAATTAATTTAACGCCTGTGGGAGGGCTAGAATATGACAAACTTTGTAAAAATAACTGACGGTACATACCGCAACCAACCGATCGAAGGAGTGTTTCCTTTGATTAAACCAACTCAGCAAGGTAAGAAAGGATATTTTGTGACTGTAGATGCATCAGCATTATTAGGTTCAGAAAGAACTTCAATCCGTGTTGTAGTTCCAACCTTAGCAAGTGTTGAGCCTTTAGAAGGTGATGCAAATGTCGAAGTAACTGCTTCACCCGAAGCAAAGCCTGAAAAGAAAGAAACTGATGAAGAAGCGATTGTAAGAATCCGTGAAAGATTCGAAATCCTTGATCAGATGACTGATGCTGTGGCTAACGGTGTAGTTAGAGGTTTAATTGTAAGTGGCCCTCCAGGTGTTGGTAAGTCATTTGGTGTTGAGTCTATACTTGACATGTACGATGCAGAAACTAAACTTGCTGGTCGTCCTCCAAGAACTGAAGTAGTTAAAGGTTCGATGACTCCAATTGGTTTGTACCAAACACTGTTTAACAACTCAAACAAAGGTGACATCCTAGTGTTTGATGACTGTGACAGTATTTTGTTTGACGAAGTTTGTTTGAACATGTTGAAGGCTGTTTTGGACTCAGGTAAGAAAAGAACTATTTCTTGGAAGTCAGAGTCAGCGGCATTGCGTAGAGAAGGTATACCTGATAGGTTTGACTTTGCAGGTGGTTGTATCTTTATCACTAACGTAAACTTCGAGAATGTTCGTTCAAAGAAGATTAAAGATCACCTTAGTGCATTGATGTCAAGGTGTCACTACATGGATCTAGAGATGGATTCAGTTAGAGACAGGTTCTTGAGAATCAATCAAATCGTTGGAGATGGCATGCTCGAAGAGTACAACTTTGGCGATGAAGGTAATCAAGAAGTAGTGGACTTCATGGTTGAGAAGTCAGCAAGGCTTAGAGAAATTTCATTGAGAATGGTTCTAAAAATTGCAGACCTAAAACAAATGTCTCCCGACACATGGAAAGCATTGGCCGAGAGCACTTGTATGAAACGTGTAGTATTTTAAAATACTCCCACAAGTAAAGATACGCAACGTTTCGGACGACACACTCCCTCAAAAGGGGAGTGTGTTATTTTTAATTCATTAACAAGGAGAAAAATGAATAAATTAGATAAAAACTTTCACATTAACTTTGCTCCGTTGTACGCAACAATAGCATTTATGGTATTGATGTCAGTTGCTAGTGAAGTGAAAGCAGATGTGGAAAACGATGATTTTATTGAGGAGATTGTTGTAGTTGGTACATCAGAAATGCAGGATGCAACTGATTTATCACAAGATCTTACTGTAATAGAAACATTAATGCCAACAATGTCTTTTACTGCCGGTGGATACGGTGGTGCAGCATTGTTTAACGAACGCGGTGCCCAAACTGTACACACAACGGTGTATAAGAATGGTGTGCCTGTAAATGATGCCGGCTCAGGTTGGTATGATTTTGCTCATGATATTGTAAGTGGATTAGAATCAGTAAAAATTGTTTCTGGTCCCAATGGTGTTTTGTATGGCTCAGGAAGTCTAGGCGGAACAGTGTTTGTCAATGATGAGATTTCAAACCAAGCGGTAACCAGAGTAGGAGACGATCATACTCTTGTGAATGTTGCAATGTTTGACACAATCAGCATTACATCTTTTGATGTAAGCAACGACAGTGTGCGTAACGACAACACAGAACAAGATGATTACAAGAACACAACTGTAAAAACTGTGAGAGATATCTTAGGTTTTAAAGTTGCAATGTCTCATGTTGACTATGACTACGATTATGATAACTGTTATACAGCATCGTTCTCACAATCAAACGACTGCTTACAGTCAGGTGAGAAAACAGACATCAGTGTGAGGAATAATAACTTTACACTTGGTTATTCTAAAGCAGATAGCGAATACTTCACAGAAGGTGTTAGCACTTGGGAAAGTGAAGCAAAACGTTACTACTTTGATGCTAAAGAATCTTTTGACTTAGGTTATCCACCAGCAAAACTTATTGCAGGTATTACATATGATAAAGAAGAATATGCAGGCGAAGACCAGGACAACATCAGTGGTTATGCAACAATTAACTTTGAGGATAGGTTCCAACTCGGTACTCGTGTAAGCGAAGATGCAAGAGTCTATCGTGTAGGATATCAGAAGGATGGTTTCTTTGGTAACTTTAGTACAAGTTATAGAAACCCTACTTTGTATCAATTGTTCGGCGATTCATGGGTACAACCAAACCCAGGACTAGAGCCAGAAGAAGGCATGGGCCTTGAACTTGGTTACTTAGGCTTTTCAGCATTTGCATATGACTTCAAAGAGAACATCGATTATGATGGAAGTATTAGTCAGTATGTAAACACTGGAGAGTACTCAACAAAAGGTCTTAGATTCCAAGAGGCATATTCGGTGCCATATGGAAGTTTGAATGTGTTCTTAGCATACACAGATACAGAC